GTTCTGATGAAGTTCCAGCAAATACTAATCTTTGTTCGTAAAAACTAACACAACTTGGATGTCCAGTCGTATCTGAGAATGCTCCTAGCTTCCAATCATCTTTAGCATCAGTATTTGCAAATGCTGTAAGTATTGTAACAACAACAACTGTTGTATTGGTCCGAGCTGTTATTTTTGCAATCCCACTATTAAAATTTATTAATCTTCCAACATCGGTTGTTAGAAATCCTGATCCACCATTTATTCCAGTAACCGCTGAAGCAGTAACATTAACACCAGTTCCAACACTAGCTGAGGCTGGTGTCAAAGTAGTTGTTGTAGAATTGGTTGCTAAATAAGGTCCATCTGTAAATTCAACTTCTGCTAAAGACCAAGAAGTATGTGCAGTTCTCGAAAGCTTCATAGTCTCATGATTTGGATGCACTAAGTACATAACGTCAGCAGACTGAGCGAATTTAATATCAAATAACTCTGCAGTTAAATAAGGAGTTGATATTTCATAAGCAGATCCACTAGATAAGATTTGTCCTTTATCTTTAAAAAATCTAATATAATTATTTCCAAATTCTAAAATGTAAGTTTGTGTAGTTGAAAACTCAAAAGGAATTAATCTAGTTTTAGCAGCAGCAGTTTTAACTGGAGCAATAAATTGAGTACCTACTCTTCTTGTAGCAGCTCCTTGAGGATGAACTAAAAAGTTCTCCATTGTTTTTGCTGCTGAATTATATTTATCAAAATCTGTTCGACCAGTAAGTTTATTACCAAACTCTCCTGAAACAAAAGATGTTAATGCTAAAGTTACTCTAGCCATTATAACCTTGCGTCAGTAAATTCGTTACTCTCAATAGTTCCTAAACTGTTTTCTGTTGCATCAATAAATCTTGCTTCTCTTAATCTTTCATCAGCTCTAACCATATAATTATTAGCTAGTGTTGCATTATTTGTAATTGCATAACAAAGATCAGCAGCAAGTTGATGAGCAATACTTTCTTGTAAATAACTATCGTAATTATTTGGATCGGTATCCAAAGCAATATATATTAAATAAACTGTTCCTTCATCCGTTACAATATTTTTACCTTCTAATTTATAATCTATTGCAGAAGCAATACTATCTGTTGTTCCATTGTGAACTTTTAAAACTCTTAAACAGTCACTAGGTAAAGCATAAGCATTGGAATATTCAATAACTGGAGCTGTACTATTTTGAGCAAGTTGAACTCTTTTATGTAAACAATTCCAAGCATGAGATCTAAAAATTCTATTTCTTACATTCTCATATCTTTGATTAACTAATCTTGCATTCTTACTATCATCTGTGAATGCTGAAATTGTTGATGCTCCTAATAAGTTAAGAGCTGAATTTGCTATATCTACCGCACTTGCCATTATGTTTGTTCTCCTTGTTCTCTACATGAAAATCTAATTGCTAGTTTCTCATCTTCGAAATCTTCTTTATAAAGTTCGTTTAATAAAAAATGTGATTGTTTGTATCCTTGATTAATACATGAGGACCAATTATCAAAAGATCCAGTAATACTTTCGTTATTACATTTAGTTTCTGCTGTTACATAACTACATACATATAAAATTAAAAGATACTTCACTTTAACATTTCCATCTTCTTCTTGCTTGTCTGATCCTTGAGTTAGGATTATTTCTAGTTTTTGCTGAACTTCTTTTCAGTTGACCAGCAGATCTTGCGCAATATGATTTTCTTCTTTTGGCAGCAGCTGATCCTTTTTTAACTTTACCAGTTACTGCGGTTTTCAATTTTGATCCTGGATTAGCTTTTCTATAAGCTTTAACTCCAGCTTTTGTCATTCCAGCACCTTTTTTAGTAGGTCTGTAATTTCTTTTATTTCTTGAGATTGCCATCTTAATAATGCCTGGCGGAGTATTTCATCCGCCAAACAAAAAGTTATTAACTACTCAACTGTGTACATAACCCAACAATGAATAGAGCCAGAAATAGTAGCTCCTCCAGTTGTGATCACAATATCAGTTGATGCAGTTGTTCTGTAACCCAGACCAGTCATTGCTGTATTAGCAGCTGTAGAGCCACCTAACATTGACTGAGTTTGACCAGCAGCATTCCATGTTCCAACTGCAGCTAAATATCTGTCAGCGTCTCCGCTGTCTCCAACTGCTAAAGTTGAAGATCCGCCTAAAGCATCACACTTTAGAACAACATCCATTATAGTTGCGTTGGCTGGTATTCTGCCAATCGTAATGTCTGATCCACTTGCTAATGATGAAGCTTCATAGTTATCGTAAGATACTCTGATTTTTCCACCGTTAGTTTCGCTATCCGTCTTAACAATCGGAGTAGCATCTAAGTTGGTAATATTTACCGCTTTAACACTTGCCATGATATATATCTCCTATTGATTAAGCTTCATGAGCTTGGATTGAAACAACTTTACTTTCTTCCATTCTAGTAGCACCGATAGACATGCAAACGTAAACTTGAGTTGAGTATCCTTTATCAGATCTCTCATCAATTCTAGTCATAACGTCTTTACCTAATGCAAGCTTTATGCCGTCACCAGCGAAGGCAACACATAATCTTTTAGATGAAGCGATTGCAAGTCTAGTAGATGTAATGAATTTGAAACCCATAAAAGTATCAACTTCACCATTTACTAAAGCTTTAACCGTATTAAAGTCGCTTGATGTTACAGATGTAGTTCCTAGTAGGTCTGAAACCTGACGAGGTCCAACCACCAAAAATCTTGGCAGACTTGGATCTACGCTAGCTAAATCGAACTTTTCTTTTGCAGTTCTTAATTTAGCAATAGTTAAACCATCTGTTCCACTTTCTGTAATTGCTTGATCTGAACCTAACGCAGTAGATGTACTACCAGTTGCTCCAGTAAAAGCATTTCCAGTTGCAGCAGCAATAATCTCGTCATCCATAGAACGACCAAGAGCGAAAGCTGCAGCGTTTGCATAAGCACTTGTTGGATCGATAAGAGTTCTTACCTTATCTTGCTGATCTATTAAATCCGCATATTCATAATCCACCAAGCTAACTCGTCTTTTTGCATGTGGTGTATCAAGTTGAGGTGTATCAGAATGCCTTGAAACTCTCTTCTGCGCTGTTGCACTTCCGACTTGTTCAAAAAAAGCATTATTCCCCACTACACTTTCAACATCAACACTACCTCTTAGCAAAGAGCCTTTTTGTTGCGATAACATTTGAACATTGTTTGAATACTGTTCAACGAACGCAGTTGTAATTTGATTTGACATTTTTCAAATCTCCTTAGTTATGTTGGTTAATGTAATCGAATTGATTGCCTCCAGAATTGAAGATCTTTTCTGTAAATTTTAAGACTTCACTTTGTCTTTTTTCGAAGCGGTCTTTTCAGGTTGTCGCTTAGAATTTTTTTTAGTAACCCAATTATAATAGGTTTCAGCTTTATCTAATGGATCTGTAACTCGCACTATTTCTGGTGCAAATTCTACAGATAATCTCACACATTCAAGTCTGATTTCTTCATCATTTAGATGATTATCTTTATCCATTATGTAATAGTTCTCTTAACTTAAAGACTTCTTGAACAGCTCTGTCATGATTAGGATGTTGTTTATCCCAAAATGGAGAGCCTTCTTCTTGTAAAGATGCTATCTCTTTTTGTAAATCCTTAGCTGTCATATAAGATGATGTATCTCCTTTAACAACTTCATCTTCAGATAACTTGTCTGCAAGTTGTGAAAATGCTTTTACAACAGAAATATTATCTCCAAGTCTTGAACCATCTTGTAAGTAAGTATTTTCTAAAAACTCATTACCTAAAGTAGATGATGCTAATCTTTTAGCTTGATCTAATCTTTTTGCATATTGAGGACCAAACTCTCTTTTAAGTTCGTTCTCAGTATTTAATCTTGTTTCAGTAGCATTCTCATCAGCTTGAATAGAACTTCCTTCGTTCATATCATTATAAAACTTAATTAAACTTTCAGCTTGTTGAGGTAACAAACCAAGCTTATGAGCTTCTTGATTAAAAGAAGAAACTAATTCTTGATCAACTTCTCCTTCCTTAAAACTATATTTATAATCTTCAGGTTTTTCAGGAGCGCCAAGTTTATTAAAAACCGCTTTCCAATCATCGTCTGTTGCAAATTTATTAGGTACTGGAATTTTATCTGCACCTACTATCTTTTGCGCTGATAGATATGATTTAACAAAGTCTCCCATATCTTTAAAATTTTCTAAAGATTTCTCTGCTCTGTATTCTTCAGGTATTAATTCCTGAAAGTTTGTTTGTGTTGTCTGCTCTCCAGATAATACTGAAGTTTGCGATTGATCCGTTGTAGTATCAGCTATCGGATCAGATTGAACTTGTTGTTCAGTTGTCTGATTGTCCATTAAGTTACTCCTTATGAGGTTTAATCATCGCTTTTAGAAAAATCAAAATTGATCTTTGACCTTCAAGAAAAGCAGTTTCGGTACTACTATCTTTTGAAAATGTAGTAACAAACTCATGACATCTTTTTTCGAGGTCATTCAAAACTCTTTGACCTTCTTCAGTATCGAAGATGATCTTGTAATCTTTTTTTAATTCTAATAATTTTTTATTCTGTTGGTCCATTTAGAACTTCTTTAGCTAATGGTGCAGCATTCTTAGCCATTTCACTTTCAGCTAATTGTTGTTGCATCTGCATTTGTTGTTGTTGCGCTTCTTGTCGTTCCATTCTTATTGCTTGAACTTCTTTATCACTCTTAATCATTCTTGCTGGTAAACCTAATGTTTGGACTAATTGTTTAACTAAACCATTTTCATCGATGTAATCCATAACTGGCATCGTTTGAGCAAGTGAACCAAACAGTTCTAAACCTCTCATAACATTTTGCAGCTCTTGACCTTTTTGAGCTAAAGCCATTGGAGATACATATTCAATATCAATTTCTTGATTAGCAAGAATAGCTGGAGCTTCTTTAAATAATCGGTTTCTAAGCATTATTAAAAATACTCTATTAATCATTGGCTCAAGTAATTCACTTTGTATTCTTCCCATTACTGGACCAAGTATTCTCATCTTCTCTTCATTTCTTTGTAGAACTTCTGTTGCTGTCATTGTTCTATTGGCTTGAATTTGCAACTGATCTACATGAAACATTCTAGCTATAGCTTCTCTTCTTGCATTCTCTGCATTCAAAGTAACTGATGTGTTTTGACCGATATTTAATGGTTCAATTCTGTCTCTTGATCCTGATCTATAATAATTCAAACTTCCAGGTGTCATTCTAACTGGAGCTAACATACTATCATCTGGAACTAACAAAGGAGGATCAATTTGTTTAGCGGCAGCTTTTAATCCATGCTCAACCATCTTGTTAAGAACTTTAACATCTGGCAGCGCATTCATCGATGGAGATCTTCCATAAATCTCTGTTGATGATTTTAAATATCTTGAAACAACATAAGGATTTTCATTAAATCCACCTACTGAAATTATATGATCTGTTGAATGTTCAAAGTAAATACTCTGAAACTTCATATTCTTTTTATCTTGTTTAGATCCATCATAACTAAATCTTGGTCTAACAATATGACAAATCTCAACTTCATCATAAGGATTAGATTTATGAGTATTGTTTATTTCTTTAGATAAATTTTCTGGACCAAATTTTTGAATAGCTTGATCTACAGTAAGTTTAAATTTTCTATAGACATTATCAATTAAACCTTTTTTATTTTCTTCAACATAAATTTCTTTAATGTGTCTAGCTGAAAACCGAATGATGTCATCTTCATCTTCTTCAACCATTAAGCATGAAGTACCAAAAGCAATTAAGTCATGATAGTTTTCAAAGATCTCTTGTTGAAAGTTAGATCTAGCAAAAGCTAAATACATTTTATCAATACTATCTTCTAGCCATTCTCTAGCTTCATCACTCTCATTTAATATTGCTTCTTTATATCTTAAAGAAAACCATCTATTCGCAGATGATGTAAGCATTCCATGTAGTGAAGCTGCTAGTAATTCTAAAGAGTGTATTCCAGTAGCATCAAAGATTTGAGTAGATCTTTTATCTCCTCTAGCTCTTTCCTTAGTGATCTCTGCTTTTCTAGGTAGCATAAGATCTGCTATTTCTTGCCAATGGCTTTCCCAAGTAGATCTTTTCTCCATCAATCGTGATAGATTATTCTTTAACTCTGAAGCTAGTTTTCTAAGTTCTTGTGATTGCATTATCTATTTGCTTTCCTTTTTAAAACTTTTTGTACTCTATTAATTTTTTTAAATAAAATAACTTGTCCTTGTTGAATTTGTAAAATTTCAGTTCTCATTTTAGTTGTTTCATTTAAATTCCAACCAATTAATCCTATTGCGGCAGCTAATGCTAAACCGACAATTTTATCTTTTAGATCCACTACTTTTTCTTTTTTCTTTTAGCTTTATTCTTTTTGCTATTTGGAAAACCAGCTTTCATATTCTTGTAAG